TAATTTATGGATATGAAAAACAAAATTAAAGACTTAATTGATAATATTGAAATAGGAAATGCTGATGCAATTAATGCATCGTTTTCAACAGTAATGGCTGAAAAAGTATCAGCAAGATTAGATAGTTTAAAACAAGAAGTTGCTTCTGGAGTATTTAAAGATAAAATTAAAGAAAACACTAATTAGGAGTTTAATCAAATGGCAGTCACAAAGACTATATTAAAAAAAGCTAAACACGAAGTTGTTGTTAAATTTGCAAATGATTCAGGAAATGCTCAAACTTCAATTTTTGATTTAGATGTTGATGCTTTATTAAGCACAGAAGTTATTGAAGGCACAGTAAAAGTAAATATAGTCGAAATACATTGGGCTGGTTTAGCAGGAAGTCATTTTCATTTAGAAAGAAATTCTGTAAGAGTATTTGCTGCACAAGGTTCAGATGCAGACCAATTTGTATTTTCAGGATTTGTAGATGGTGTGGAAAATACTTCTGATCTTACTATTTCTATGCATGGCGAAATTTATGTTTATGTAGTATTACGTAAAAATTCAGGATTTGAAACTAAAATAGAAACTGCTCAATTTGGTTCTTATGATAATCCTGCTGCTAGAGGTAGTTAATTAAATGAAACTTATAAGAGAATTTACAGAATCAGTAAAATATTTAGTCGAGACTCCAAAAACAGGAGAAGGAAAAACTTATTTTATTGAAGGAGTATTTTTACAAGGTGAAATTAAAAATCGTAATGGTAGAGTATATCCTATGGAAGTAATGAAAAAAGAAGTTGAAAGATATACAAAAGAAAATATTGAAAAGAATCGTGCATATGGTGAATTAGGACATCCTGATTCTCCCACTATCAATTTAGATAGAGTGTCGCACATGATAAAAGAATTGAAGCTTGACGGCAACAATTATGTCGGAAAAGCAAAAATAATGGATACACCTTATGGTAAAATCGTTAAAAGTTTAATTGACGAGGGTGCTAATTTAGGTGTTTCATCTAGAGGGATGGGATCGTTAAGAGCAAAAAATGACGGAACTCAATTGGTACAAAATGACTTTATGCTTGCAACAGCAGGCGATATAGTTGCAGATCCATCAGCACCAGATGCGTTTGTTCGTGGTGTGATGGAAGGAAAAGAATGGGTGTTCGTTGATGGTAAATTTGTTGAGAAAGATATAGAGCAAGTAAGAAAAGAGATAGCTAGTACGAATAGAATAGCCCTTGCTGAAGCTCAAGCAATTCAATTTGCTAACTTTCTTAAGAAAATAAAATAACTAAATATGAATGGAAAACCATTCTTTATATATTTAAATTAGGAGAAATATAAATGAAAATCGAAGAAACTATCGCAAAGCTGTTAGCTGAAGCGAACAAAGCTAAAGTCCTTATATCTGAACAAGATAAAGAAGGAAGTGCTTATGCTATTGGCATGGCACAAGCTAAAAAAATTACAGGTGATGAACCACCTCTAGAAAAAGAAACAATTAAAAAAGCACACGAAATTGCTAAAGGTATTCTTAAAAAAGAAGAAACTGAAGAAGAAAAGAAAAAAAGAGAAGAAGAAGAAAAAGCAAAAGCACAAGCATCTACTAAAACTGAATCAGAAGCGACTCCTAACGCAGACGATAAGAAAAAAGAAGATGAAAAAGAAAAAGAAATCGTAAAAGAAACAGAAATGACTGACGACGAAAAGAAAAAAGCTGAAGATGAAGCAAAAGCTAAAGCTGAAAAAGAAAAAACTGACGCAGTTAAAGAACAAGAATTAACAGATAAACAAAAAACTTTACCACCAGAATTGCAAAAAGCAATTAAAGATAAAGAAGAAAAGAAAGATGCTGTTAAAGAAGAAACTGAAGAAGAGAAAGCTAAAAGAGAAGCTGAAGAAAAGGCAAAAGCTGAAAAAGAAAAAGCTGAAGTAAAATCAGAATCTGAAGATAAAGAAGACGAAGATAAGAAAAAAGATACTGAAGATAAAAAAGATTCAGAAATTAAAGAAAATGGTGAAGAAGATGAAGAAGATGAAGATGAAAAAGAAGTAAAATCTGAGTCTGATGAATCAGAAGATGACGAAGAAAAAATTAAAGATAAAAATGCTAAAAAACCAGATGAAGTGAAAATGAACGAAAAAACTAATGAATCAGTTAAAGTAGATGTATCTGCTGATGTTGAAGCATTATTAAAAGGTGAAACACTTTCTGAAGATTTTAAAGCAAAAGCAAAAGTAATATTCGAAAACGTTGTAATTAATCGTGTAAAAAACGAAATTGAACGTATTTCAAATGAATTGAGAACTGAAAATGTTAAAAACATGGCAGTTATCAAAGAGAGCCTGATTGAAAAAGTTGATGGATATCTCAGCTATGTAGTTGAGCAGTGGGTCTTACAAAATGAAATCGCTCTTGAATCAGGTATTAAGACTGAAATACTTGAAGAATTTGTAAGTGGTTTAAGAAATTTATTCGAAGACCATTACATTGAAGTACCAAATGAAAGATTTGATGTACTTTCTAATCTTCAAGATCAACTTAATACTACCAAGAAGAAACTTGATGAAGCAACAACTGAAAATGCTAAAATAACAAAAGCATTTAGTGATTTACGTAAAAATGAAATCATATCAGTAGCTTCAAAAGATCTAGTGTCAACAGATGCAGAAAAACTTAAATCATTAGCTGAAGAGCTAACGTTTGAAGATGATGCGTCTTTTGAGAAAAAAGTACAGACAATAAGAGATAATTATTTCTCAGCATTGTCTGCAACTCAAAATTCTACTAAAACAATAGTAGATACAATAGTGACTGATGAGCCAATCGTTATAAACGAGTCAGCAAAAATTACTGACGTAAAAATAGCTGCATATGCAGATTTATTAACTCGCTCAAAGAAACAAATTTAAATAACAATATACGGAGAAACAAAAATGACAAATAGACAAGATCTATTAAAAAAATGGGCTCCAGTATTAGATCACGCAGGTGTAGCACCTATTAAAGATGCTTACCGAAAAGAAGTGACAGCTGTTCTATTAGAGAACCAAGAACGTTCTATTAATGAAGAAAAGCAAGCACTTTTTGAAGCAACTCACGCTAACCAAGCTGGTGCATTACCAGATTCGAGCGGAGTAGCTAAATTTGATCCAGTATTGATCTCATTAGTACGTCGTGCAATTCCACAAATGATCGCTTATGACGTTTGCGGAGTACAGCCGATGACACAACCAACTGGCTTAATATTTGCAATGAAGAGCAGATATACGTCACAAGGTGGAACAGAAGCATTATTCAACGAAGCTGATACAGATTTTGCTGGTACAGGTACACATGCTGGTGGAAACCCAGTAAGTGGCGGATATACAACTGGAACTGGTTTAACAACAACAGATGCTGAAGGATTAGGCGATTCAGGAACGTTCAATCAAATGGCGTTTTCAATCGAAAAAACTTCTGTGACTGCAAAAACTCGTGCTTTAAAAGCTGAGTACACAGTTGAATTAGCACAAGATCTAAAATCAGTGCATGGTTTAGATGCTGAATCAGAATTGTCAAACATTTTATCTACTGAAATCCTTGCGGAAATCAATAGAGAAGTGATTAGAACAATCTATACTGCAGCTAGAACAGGTGCTCAAGTAGGAACTGCAACAGCAGGTACTTTTGATCTTGATGTAGATTCAAATGGAAGATGGTCAGTTGAGAAATTCAAAGGATTATTATTCCAAGTTGAAAGAGAAGCAAACGTAATAGCACAAGAAACTCGTAGAGGAAAAGGTAATTTTATCATAGCTTCTAGCGATGTAGCAAGTGCATTAGCAATGTCAGGTGCATTAGACTATGCTCCAGCATTGTCAACTAATCTAAACGTAGATGAAGCATCAACTACTTTTGCTGGCGTCCTAAATGGTCGTTATAAAGTATTTGTTGACCCATTTTCTGCTAATAACGCAGCGACTCAGTTGCTATTAATCGGATATAAAGGTTCATCTGCTTTCGATGCAGGATTATTCTATTGTCCATACGTACCATTACAATTAGTACGTGCGGTAGACCCTGCAACTTTCCAACCAAAAATAGCGTTTAAAACACGTTATGGTATGGTAGCAAATCCATTTGCTGGAAACCTTACATCAAATACAAACTTCTACTACAGAAAAGTAGCAGTGACAAATTTAATGTAATTTACGAAAGTTGTTTATTATATAATTTTAAAGGGAGGGGATGTAAAAGTCTCCTCCCTTTTTTATTTCTACTAAATAGTTATACTATGACTCTCAAAACTTCAAATAAACCATCAAATGTCAATCCACTTAATCCGAATGGGTTTTCTTTTGCATTTGCACGTATTCCAAATGTAAATTATTTTGTTCAGTCAATCAATATACCTGACATTTCCTTAGGTGAGATCGCTCAATCAACACCACTTTCAGATGCTTATATTCCTGGAGAAAAAATTACTTATGGTGTTTGTAATTTAGAATTTATTGTAGATGAAGATATGGAAAATTATCTTTCGCTCTATCGTTGGATGATTGCACTTGGCAAACCAAGAAATTATGAACAATATTTAAATTTTCCAACTACTGATACTGAAGCATACAAAAAAAATTTAAAAGAATTAGCAAAAAATTATTCAGATGGCACGTTATTAATACTAAATAATAATAATGGAATTAGTAAAATAATTACATTTAAAGACATGTTCCCAACAGGTTTGTCGTCGATGGTATTCGACTCTAAAAGTTCTGATGTGACTTATATTACTAATAGCGTGACTCTAAGATATAGTTATTTTACAATACAGAGTCCTTCCTCTCCGACAGTCTATTAATCTAAATTAGAAAGAGACTGTTAAATGCAAAAAAATATAT